TGCGGCAATTATCGTTGCTAGCGTTAGTGATATCCTCCGGCCAGATTGGCGAGGGGGCTTTGGGAATGACAACTTGGTCTCGGAGATGATCCTGGTGGCGCTGCCCTGGGCCGTGTGGCGAGTGCCCTGGGTTATCCGCAGTGCCGTGGTCATTGCTGCCGCCTACCAGCTTTGGGACAACCCCAGCCATAGCGAGTTCGTCGCTTTTGCGGGCATGGTCGCCTTCGCCATATGCGCCTGGAGACGCCGTGTGATGACCACTGATCTTCTTATCATAGCCTTGGGCCTATCCGTTGTCCTCTTGGTCGTCCTGTGGAGCAGTACGGAGCTCCAGACGTCCTTACGCTTCCGTTGGGAATTCGCTCAGACCACGCTGCGGATGTGGTGGGCTGCTCCATTGATCGGGCAGGGATTTGGTGGGTATCTGTACCAGTATCCTTTTTTCGCGACGGCACCATTCACGGAAGTGGTGACGCCGGGCACCGTGGTCGAGGCAGCGCACAACGAATATCTGCAGCTGTTGAGCGACCTGGGTCTTGTGGGATTTGGCATCGTCACCATTTTTGCGGTCATGGTCCTAAAGCGATGTGTGGGCATCGGCCCCCATTGTTTTTCCCTGGCCGCCCTGGCAACCCTGGCCCTGGTGTCCTTCCCCTTACAGAACCCAGCGACGGCCTTCATGGCGGTCGTGGGCCTGGGAGTAATGGCACCCGCCTTCGGGCGTGCGCGAAGGAGCGCGCTGCGTCGGCTGGTGTTGCCTGGGTTGATGGCAGTGACGATAGCGATCGTTGGCTACTATGGCATCAAGGAGGCCAAGGCCGAACAGATGCACATGATCGCTGAGAACGTTAAACGGGAGGTGCCGAAGCTGGCTTACCAGCTTGAGCGGATGGCCCTCAGGGAGTATCCCTTCTATAATCTGCGTCGGATCGTTCTATTCCCGGCGCTAATGAGGTGGGTGAGGTTGGACCCGAAGCACGGTGTCCCGCCGAAGAAATTCGGGGAGGCAATGCTCGTGAGCACACTCGCTTCTCCCCGATCCAATCCGGTGGTGCTCACGACATTGGAGTATGCGGCCATGCGTGGTCATCTTAAATAACGGAAGGAGAGAATTTGATGTGGGTCAAGATGAAACAGGACTGTGACGGCTCGCCAGACGGCGCCAAAGTCGAACACTTCAAGGAGGGCGATAAGCACAACGTGCCCGAACGCTTGCGGGATGTGTTCGTCGAAGGTGGCCTGGCCGAAGACACCACGGCCCCCAAGGCCAAAAAAGAAAAGAAGGACAACAAGGCCAAGGCCGGCGCCCCCGAGGACAAGGGAGACTGATCATTGTCCCTCAGTCCAACTCGACTGATTAAGCTCCCGCTCCGTCTTACGGAACAGGGCGCTCCCACCGTTGAGCCGATGTTGGTAGCGACTGCCAAGGATCATCTGAAGGTGACCGATACAGCAGACGATACCCTCATCACCAATCTCATCGTGGCGGCTCGTCAACGCTGTGAGGATTACACGGGGCGGGCGCTGATCACTCAGACGTGGCAAGCGTTCATGGACCAATGGCCGTTCTCCAATGATGCCGATGCGCTGTGGGAAGGCACTCGCACCGGTCCTGAGAGCATCATTACCGGCCGAGCGGAAGGGATCGTGTTACCCAAGCCACCTTTAGCATCAGTAACGCACATCAAAACTTACGATGATGCCGATGTAGCGACGACATTCGCTGCCAGTAATTACTTCGTCGATACAGCGACCGAACCCGGGCGGATTGTTTTGCGATCTGGCTCCAGTTGGCCGAACCCCTCGCGTGTAGCGAATGGCATTGAAGTCCAATTCGTCTGTGGCTATGGCGTCGCTGGTAGCATACCCGATGACCTCATGTCGGGAATGCTTATGCTCATCGGGCATCTGTACGAGAACCGTGCGGAAGTCCAGGAGACAAATGCCAATCAAATGCCCTGGGGTGTCAGATCCCTTTGGGATAGCAAACGGATCATAGAAGTCGGATGAACATCGGCAAGATGAGAACACAGCTCGACCTGCAGGTTAAGAACATGACACCGGATGCTGGTGGCGGTGCCGGTGGTACGTTGTCCTGGGATGCAGTCGCCAGCGTGTGGGGCCACATTAAACCTATGTCCGCGGGCGAGCGTCTTGCCCAGCAGGGCCTCGAAGATGTAGTCACCCACCAGGTGACGATTCGGCATCGGACGGACATCACGACGGAGAACCGGTTCGTGGTGGGGTCGCGGGCATTCAACATCAAGGGCATCTTCGATCCTGAGGATGATAAAGCCCGGTACCTTGTCATGCTGTGCGATGAGGGGGTAGCCACCTGATGGCGCAAGCCAGCAAAATCATCGGCATGAAGGAGCTGAAGGGCCGGCTCAAAAAACTGCCGGAGAAGGCTCGTAAGCCCATGGCCGATCTGTTATTGTCCGCGGCTGTGGACACTGCGACGGAGGCCAAGCGTCTGGTGCAACGTGGACCCAAGTCAGGCCGTATGTACCGGCGCCGCAGCGTGATCCACAGGGCTTCCGCTCCCGGCCAACCCCCTGCCACTGACACTGGCTTCTTAGCTGCTCACATCCGGGCATCGATGGCCAGGGGGAAGCGGCTTGCAGCCGAGGCCGTGAGTGGCGCCGAGTATTCGGACATGCTGGAATTCGGGACCAGCCGCATGGGGGCACGGCCGTTTATGACACCGGCCTTCGAACACGCTAAGGATGGCTTTAAGAAACGCCGCAAGGTCTTCCTTAAGAAGTTCACCAGATCAGCGGGGAAAGGCTGATGGCTTCATCTGAGTGGGAACTGCAGGTCGAGATTTATGACGCCATCCGTAATGACGCCACTGTGCAGGGGCTCATCGGCAGCACGGCACGGGTCTATGATCATGTGCCTCAAGATCCGACGTTCCCTTATGTGACCATTGGCGAGGGGACCACGATTGATGAGAGTACGTTCGCGAAGAATGGATTTGAGCACACACTCGAAATCCATTCGTGGTCTCGCTACCGTGGCCGCAAGGAAGTTTCTGATATTATGAGTGCAGTCCACGGAGCACTGCACGAGGTGACGCTGACACCAGCGACATTTGTTCACGTGGGAATTGTCTTCGAATTCTCACAATCATTGCTTGAGCCCGATGGGCTGACCCGGCACGGTGTGCAGCGGTTCCGAGCAATATTGATGGAGGCCTGATCATGGCACTATACGTCCTTACGAACTGCAAGTTTTGGCTGGGTGATCATGACCTGTCCGGGCACCTGAACCAGATGGCTCTGGAGTACGCTGCGGAGCTTCAAGACGACACGGTGTTCGGTGACGATACTCGGTCGCGTATCGGTGGGCTCAAGACGATCCAAGCCAACCTGGAAGGCTTCTATGATACGGCAGCAGCACCAGCCGACATCGACAGTCACATATTCCCGAAGGTCGGGACGCAAGGTATCGTCACCACGGTTGGACCCACCGACGGCGCGGATGCTTCGCCGGCTTATTTCTTCCAAGCCAACGAAGGCGAGTACAATCACGAGGCAGTGCTGGGAGAAATTCTCAGCTTCAGCGCTCGTGCAGAAGCTAGTGAGGGTCCGTTGGTCTCAGGGACGGTCATGCACAATGCCACCCGGACCACGACTGGGAATGGCACTGCTCGTCAGCTTGGCCTTGTGGCTGCTGGGGAAAGTGTGTATGCCTCGCTCCATGTTATCACTGCCAGCTCTGGCGACACCCTCGATGTGATCGTTCAAAGTGACGACAACTCGGGGATGACTTCAGCAACCAATCGCCTGACCTTCACCCAGGCGACCGGGATCACGTCCGAATGGAAGTCTCTTGCGGGCGCGATTGCCAATGACGACTGGTGGAGGGTCAACTACACCATTGGTGGCGCAGGACCGAGCTTTGAGTTCATCTGCGCTATTGGTATCGTCTAAGGAAGGAGAGCCATCATGGCGATCTTCGTTGCAACTGATTACTCTGTCACACTCAACACGGTCGATTTGTCGGACCACGTGAAGTCTTGCGTTCTGAACTATAGCGCGGAGCTGCAAGATGATACTGTGATGAGCGATACTACCCGGTCACGCATTGGTGGCCTGTTGGATTGGTCTATCGACATTGAGTTTGCCCAGGACTTCGCGGCGTCCAAGGTCGATGCCACCCTCTTCAGCATCGTTGGAACCGTGTTCGCTTGTGTCCTGGTGCCGACGAGT